TCAAAGATTATTGATCGAGCATTGAAGTTAGAAGCTATTCGCCTGAAAGCTAGTGATGCTGACTGGGGAAGAGGTTTCATGGATGAAGACGAAGATGAAGATAGTTAAGGTAGACTAGATAACCTTAATTAACCCCATGAGGCTGAACATGGATTCTAATCTTCTGTTGAAGGTAGTACGCATTAGTTTGAAGTTAGTGGTGGCGAGGGTGTTGACAATCTTGGCGTTGTCGATGACTTTTGCCTTAGCTTGCTGGACAATGTGGGGGCCGAGTTATGAGCGGATCGCCGCATTGCTTATCTTTGCCATCACAGTGTTTTTACCATCCTTAATGAAGGAAACAAAGCATGATGACGATGACGAAAGTGGTGAGCAAACAGGTGGTGCTAAAGCCTAGCCAAGGCACGACCAAGCAAGTCACCCCAAACTTCCAGCCTAAGTTCACCAACGGTGCTCCTTGCTATGGCACCATGACTGCAGCGCAGCAATGGGGGAGCAAGAATGGCAGCCGTTAATCCTTTTGAGCCTGGTGGCAAGACCTATCAAGGTTCCGCAACAACCACTTCGCAAGTGATAACGATTACACCAGATACGATTTGCAACCAATTACTGGTAGCTAATCACGCTCCTTCTGGTGCGGGTGCTCCAGTGTATTTTAGGATGTCAACAAGCGATCCTGCTGTGACTGTAGCCGCGCCAAGCGCAACGGCTCAGTATGCTTTAGTCAGCATTCAAGACGACATCAGAACGTACACGATACCAGGCCAATGTAGTCCAACCGTTCCTTTGTATGTGGCTATCATTGCTGAATCAGGTACGGCAGAGGCTTACTTTACGCCAGGCAACGGGAAGTCATAACATGGAAGTCTCAATGTCAGTGGTCATACAAGCCTTGATTGGTGCTGCTGCTGGAGCCTTTGGTGCTTATGTGGCTATTCGTTCAGACCTTGCCGAACTCAAGGCTAAGGTGGAGCATCTGCATATGACTGCCGACAAGGCGCATACACGCATTGACCAGATTCTGAACAAGTAATGTTTGACCTGCTATCAGGTGGTTTGCTTGGCAGTATCTTTGGTGGGCTGTTCAGGCTAGCACCAGAGGTCTTGAAGTTCCTTGATAAAAAGAACGAACGCCAGCATGAGTTGAACATGTTTCAGTTACAGACCGATCTTGAGAAGATGCGTGGCACTTTTAAGATGGAGGAAAAGTATGTGGACTACAGTGTTCAGCAACTTGATACCATCAAAGCGGCCTTTGAAGAACAGAGTCAAACGGCTCAAGCAGCGGGTTGGTTTGTGGCTGGCATCTCAGCGCTGGTTCGTCCAGGCATTACTTGGGCTATCTTTGGCATGTATGCGGCAGTCAAGGCGGCTTCGCTTGTACTTGCGTTTCAAAGCAATGCGCCGTGGCATGAAGTGATTGTGAAGTGTTGGGATGAAGATGATTTTGGACTCTTCACCATGATTCTTACGTTCTGGTTCGTTGGAAGAAGCATAGAGAAGTACAAGTGAATGAAGCGATTGAGCTTGCCATCAACGTACTCATCAAGCCCTTTGAAGGTTATGCTCGAAGGCTTCCTGACGGTGGTTGCTGTGCTTATCCTGACCCCGCTACTGGTGGCGACCCTTGGACTATTGGTTATGGTTCTACTGGTCGTGATATTAGGCAATACACTGTCTGGTCAAAAGAACAGGCCGAAGCTGCCCTTCAGGAGCATGTCCGGCACTTCGTATCCGGACTGGTGAGACTATCACCAAGGCTTCTTTCTGCAAGCCCTAGACGTATTGCTGCAGTCATCAGTTGGGCTTATAACTGTGGCCTTGGTAACTACAGAATTTCTACCTTCAAGAAACGCATTGACGCAAGCGACTGGGAGGGTGCAGCGGTGGAGTGCCGCAAGTGGAACAAGGCTGCTGGCCGAGTGCTTCCAGGTTTGACTAGGCGTCGAGAAGCTGAAGCATTGATGATGAGGTAAGCATGGCAAACCCGATTGCAAAGACAACGCGTGGCAAAGGAAGGCACTTTCAGTCAGTGGCTGAAGGTGGTGGCATGACAGAGGCCGGCAGGAAGGCTTATAACAGGGCTACAGGCTCCAATCTGCAAGCGCCTGCACCTAACCCTTCAACGCCAAGAGAAAAGGCCAGGAAGAAGAGTTTCTGTGCTCGATCACGATCATGGTCTGGCCCTAGAGGCAAGGCCGCTCGCAGACGTTGGAGGTGTTAGGTGAAACAAGGACTGTACGCAAACATTCATGCCAAACGTGCTCGCATTGCAGCAGGCTCTGGCGAGAAAATGAGAAAGCCAGGTAGTAAAGGCTCCCCCACCGCCAAGAATTTTCGAGAATCCGCAAAGACTGCGAAAAAAAACCGCCAGGGGAGGCGGTAAAAGCTCGTCGGAAAGAGCATTACTCAGAGGAGACAACAGTGAGGCTATCTGCTCGCTTGCCTCAAGCGCTTAACCTACTGGCAGATTCAGCGGAGTCACAATTCATTCTGCATGAGCGTGATCGCATCGTCAAGTCTAAAGATCACTAGACTCTCCTTGCCATCAGCCCTGCAAATCACTACAGGCACCTTCTCACCCTTGGATGAAACTTTGGCCTGTTCCATCCATTCGTAGAGAGCAATCTTCCTACGACGCTTGCATTCGATCATAAACGGTCCTAGATCGATGTCTGAGCCTCCATCTCTTGCTTGCCCTAGTACACGAGTCACCTTCGTTCCTAAACGCTCTGTGAGGGCATTACAGACCTCTCGCTCGTAACTGGCACCTCTCGTCTTGCCTAGCTTGCTCAATCGCGTTCTCCTTGCAGGATTTTCCAGGCTTCTTCCCTGACCGCATTTTCTACGGCATAGCCAAAAGCATCAGGGTCGAGCAAGGCATGAATGAACATTTCTCTTGTCTTGAGTTTGTGATCAGTTCTTGCCAGCATGGCTCGTAACTCTCTGGTAAGCGCATAGAGTGTTTCCATCTTGGCCTGCATCTCTTCCCTGCTCATCTCACTCATGAAGCACCTACACTAAACGGATTGTTGAAGAACTTAGGTTCTATCGTAATACGCGTCTTAGAGAATTTGACAGGACGTTTGATGATGACTCGCTCAACCGGTTCCCAACTGGCAAAGGTGTAGTAACGCTCTGTTGGGCGATTAAGCCTGTCTGATCGTTTCTTGATGTAACCATCATGAAGAAGTCCGCGAATGACATACTTGACGGTTGGTATGCCAAGCATGGTTTGTAGTTGGATTTCCTTGAAGGTGGCTTCAGTCTTTCGCTTAGAAAGATACTTAAGTACCTTCATGTGAGATTCTGTCAGTTTTGTCATGCCATATCTTCCCGCAATGCAGCGTCCCATACCTTGTCATTAGCGCCTTTAATGACTTCCGTTGTCGTGAATCGATACAGGCAAGCGACGCAACGCCGCCTGCGTGTCACCCAAGAGTTAGCCGGTTTCTTACCACCATACCGGCGTGTCTCTAGGATGATCGTATCGTTATGCTCACCTCTTTCAGCGCACTTAGGGCAGAGCATCAAAACGGAACGCTGTCATCGTCATGCGAACTTACTTCACGTCCCTGGCGTGGCATCTGGCCTGGTACGAAGTTATTCACCCGTATCGAGATTAGATCGCCATAAGCACTACGTTTTGTCCATGCTGACAGTTTGATCACGTCACCTGGCTTGTAAGCCTGATCGCATGTGAAACTGCCTGACCAGTCGGGTGCCTTTTCAGACTTCTTCTCTTTCACGGTGAAAAGTACGCCACTGCCTTGTTGCTGTTCGTAAGCCATTATTTCCTCACTAGTTGATATTCGGCAAAGGATTTGCCATTACGGTTAATGGTGTGTGTCACGATGGTGTGACCTTGCTTTCTTAGTTCTTCGACCCTGGCTGCGAGCCTTGTTGAACCAATCTCTGCATAGGCTTGCAGTTGCGTGAGCGTTCCTTGCTGCAAACGCTCAAGCACTGCCTGCGTCTGCGTCAATCGAACACTACGTCTTCCTCCGCATCCAGAGTCACGACCTTTTTTGCGATATAACCCTCGACCGCATGATCGTGACAGCGCTTTTTGAATGCAATGGCTGCAACCCCGCCAAAGTTATCGATGGTTTCGTGGTTGACCCGAAAGAGTGACGCCAATTTGGCGTTCTTCTCCTCTGTAGTCATCTTCTTACTGTCAGCAATCTTGCCAACCAAACCAAAGAAGTTGTCCTGCCACTGCATCTCATCCTGGTGAGAGCTGTAAACCTTGCTTCCAGCGCCATCAGGAACCATCACCTTAAACTTACCCTCAATGACCTCAGTAAGCGGCTGGAGAGCCTGTGCAGGCGGCATGTCCACCTTCTGATATTGATTAGTCGGGATAGTGTCGAGTTCAGTTTCATCAAGCATCCCCAGTCCAACATGAGCGAGTACGGTTCGACGTATAGCCTTTGTCGTAGCTTTCATGAGCGCGTTGGCAAGACGTTCACCGGAGAGTCCTTTAATATCGACTGCTCCCTGGTTTTCAGATGCTCTTCCATCCTTTCCAGTGCATCGTACAGATACCAGATACACGTCCTCAACTCGTTCACGGTTAGTGATCTGAGTGGACAGTCCGTGCAGATTGCAGAGCTGTTGTGTGGCCCCTGCGTTCGCGTACAGTACTTTCTTCCCACTGAGCACAAGAAGATCGAACGGCTTTGCAGAAGGATCGAGTCCGACTTGTTGGCAGCGGTAGTTATAGTAGCCGGTAAGCTGTTCTTCTTTAAGACCACTCAAGTCTCCTCTGAGTACGATTGAATCAATGATTGACTGATCAAGTTTGGTTGGATCGACTAGATTGCTCATTTGACTAAAAACCTCCGTGAGCCAGGTTGTTCAACGATGTAACGCTCATACACTTCAGGCATCTCTGCTTGCAGTAGCTTTGGATCAAAGCGTTTGGAGCCTTTGGCGCTGTTCCAGGTTGCAAGCACCTTCCCATCAAACGTGATGAGTGAGCCTGCTTCTTTCATCTGCCCTTGGATAAAGCCTTGTAGCTTTTCCTCTGCCTCCTCGAACTGCTTAATCTGGTTCTTGATTGCTTTCAGTTGCTGGCAGGCTTGTTCGAGTTGAGCATCAGCTAGAACCCCAGCCGTAGTGGATATGGGGTAGAGTTTCTTTGCTGCGTCCACCGTAGTCGCGCTTGGAGGCTGCTTGGCCTGTATTGAGCCCCATAACTCAGCTTCCAGTTGTATGAGCGAGTCTTTTTCAGCGTCTGATACTTGCGTGTCGATAAGTACCAGTTCTTGTCCCCCAAAGAGCACCGCAAGTACGATACGCTGTACCCGATGTACCGTAGCTTCATGAATACATTGCGCTCTGTCGGCCGCAGGCATAAGTGCAGTATCTGCATCGTATTGGTTCCTCTTTGATTGGTTGTAGTTCTTCACCTCGACCAGTGTCGTGCCATCAGCAGAGATGAAATCAAAGTGAGATGCCATCCACGAATGCTCAGGGTGATACAACTCATAGTCTGCTTCTTTGAGTTCCATCTGCAATCTGGCACTGGCTTCCCTGCCAATCACGTCTTGCAGCTTCAGACCCCATTGCACTGCTTCTATGTGGCTTATGTCCTCACGCTCTGCCTGCCCGATCTTCTCAAGGTAAACGTCTGCTGCCTTGCCATCAGCGATCTTGCGAGCATCGGTGGCCCAGATAGCCTTGCGTCTTGATTCAGTATCAAAGCTAGTCATGCTGCCTCCTCATCAAAGCAGGTGCTTATGTCTTTGCGAGCATCACGGTTCTTGACGTAGTTGAGCATTTGATTAAGTTCTTCTGCTTTCTCAAATACCACTTCAAGACGCTGGATTTGATAGGGTGACAAACCATCCCATTCGCCTGCAAGCACCCGCTGTACGTTGGCGCAGGCTTCAATGATATGAACTACTTTCAGTCTAAAGTCATACAAATCTGAGTCGATAAGTTTCAAATGCTTCATGGTTTCTCCTTTGGTTAAGTACAACAAGATGGATTATGACACACTAGGAACATATGTCTATAGGTAGCAATCTACCGTTCGTCGGGTTGGCAAATGGTTTGCCATGTTTGCCAAACTGTTTGCCATTAAGATCAGGTTGTCTGTGTGGTGCAGATTGAGCCGTTAAGCATGTTCCCTGCCTTGCATTTACCCCGCAAGGATCACCACCAGGGGGCATCCTTAACGGCTTTTTTGTTTCTGACCAGACCGTACTCCGCACGATAGTAGGCACTTACCATGGTGGCTCGGAGTTGAGGTGGTACGCCGTATGTCGCAAGACTAGGGGGCAGTTCCCGAATAACCGGCGCGGCTGGTCTTATCTCGAAGCCGAGGGGTCAGGAAACTGACATCGAGATGCTGCTTGCAGCGGAGGAACCTCCCCTCTCTACCCCGTTCTTGTTTGGGGTAGGGGGGTCTTTGGGAGGAAAGAGGGGTTAAGCCTTCCTTAAAGGGCAGTCTCTGCCCTGATTGCAAACCTGATTGCATGGTGGGCATTCAGGTTCTGCACCAGGTTCTACAGATTCTGCAACCAGATACTGCAACTGCTCTCTGACGATACTGATTCTCTGTTCCATGTCTTCCACATAGTCCAGGATTGCTTCCAGTTCACTAGAGTGAACCATCACAAAGTCATTGGTGCTTGCAAGCCGGTTGAGTAGCTTTCTCATGCGTTCTTCTCCTTCAAGGCTTGCTCAATGGCACGGGCAAAAGTCGTATCAGTCCAAGGCGCAGTCCAATCTCGTTTGTAGCAAACACTGTTTATTTCTTGATCCGTCAGCCCAACCCATTCACGCTTGGGTGATATGTCATCGCGTCTTTTCATCCGCATTTGTGCTTGAAGATTAGGGTCATCAACCACTTCATAGACCTCACTAGATTCAGACTCATACTTGACTACACGAAAATCAACTTCGTGAATCAATTCACAGTCGCAGCACTGCATCAAATAACCTTGTGGTCTTGGGCATACCCAGTCGCACCAGCCATCTTCCAATGCTTCCTGCGGTTCGCACTGGCCCCAGATGCCAACCTCACCGACTCTGGCTAAATCTATCTCCTTACTCATTGCATAGCTCCCTTGCTCATTGACCTAACGTAAAAGTGAATCTCAATAGCACGATGCAGTTCCATCTCATCAACCCCTGCCTGCTC